GAAGTAGATGTTCAAATTGGTAATGGCTCTGAAGTTAAGGTTCAGTACTCTGAATACACTGGCGAAAACCAATACGGCAACTATGCAGGTTTTGATTTACAAGCAGTTCAAGTTGTTTATCTAATAGCAGGTCGTTCGCAAGATGGGGATGAGTTGCTCGCAGGCGGAGAGGAGTTCTAATGGAAAACCAAGACCCTACAATAACAATTGATGGTGTTGCTCAAGTTCGAAGTGAAATGGAAACTGATCTTGAAAGAGATGTGTTTGATACTATCGTTCAATTAATTGCTGAAGAAAGAAAAATGAATATCCGAATGCTTGGTATTCAGTTTCAAAGAAACGGCATGTGTAATACATTGATTGGTTTGAGAAACGGAGAAGCTACAGCAGAAGCTGTAACAGAAGACTTCGCTCAAGAAGAAACTGATGAAGTAGAAACTACTGAATCATAATGATAACGGCTAGGCTTGTACTCACAGGTCTAGCCTCCCATTTTGGAGATAGAAATGGAACTAAAACAAAGTACGTTTGTAAAACATAAACTACCCTGTCCTTCATGTGGCGGATCAGATCCGGTATCAATGAACAATGACGGCTCGGCTAAATGCTTTAGCTGTGGTACATTTTTTACAGACTATAAAAATCCAAAAGGAACAGCGACACTTAAGAAAGTGAACAGCACATCTTATTTAAACGCATACACAGGAACAACTGGTTCTTTAACTGATAGAAATATATCAGAAAAAACAGCAAACAAATATGGTGTTCGTGTTGTTTATAATAGTGATGGAAGTATTGCTGAACACATCTATCCGTACTATAATAGCAATGAAATTGTTGCAGTTAAAACTAGATACGTAACTAACAAAAGCTTTAGAGTTAGTGGAACATATGAAGGTACAGGATTATTTGGTGAACAGTTATATGGTAAATCAAAACTTCCTTTAACAATAACAGAAGGCGAGTGCGATGCTATGTCTGTTGTAGATTTAGGAATAAAGTCTGCTGTTGTCTCTATTAAAAGAGGTTCAGCAGGTGCTGTCCGTGACATAAGAGACAGCATAGAATTTGTTGAATCTTTTGATAAAGTTATTATCTGTTTTGATAATGACAAAGCAGGCAGAAAAGCAGCACGAGATGTGGCAAGACTTTTAAAACCGGGCAAGGCTAAGATAATGCAGTTGCCTAATGGATATAAAGATGCCAATGATATGCTCAATAACAAAAGGTTTGCAGAGTTTACTAAGGCTTGGTTTGAAGCCAAGACTTATACACCTTCTGGTATATTAGAACTCTCAAGCAAGAAAGACAGTTGGCTTAAGCGAGAAATAAAAGAAAGCATTGCCTTTCCTTATGAAGGATTGAATCAAAAACTATACGGACTAAGGAAGAATGAATTGCTTACACTTACAGGTGGTACTGGACTCGGTAAAAGTTCTGTTGTTAGAGAGTTAGAACATTGGTTAATAAAACAAACCGATGATAACATTGGCATCATGGCACTTGAAGAAAACTGGCAGAGAACAGCAGATGGTATTGTATCTATTGAAGCAAACGATAGATTATATATAAACGAAATACGAGATAGATATCCAGAAGATAAACTTTCCGAATTGTTTGACAGCACTATACAAGAAGGTCGTGTATTTATACATGCGCATCTTGGTGTTAATGATATCGATGAAATATTTTCTAAGTTGAGATACATGATTATTGGGTGTGAATGTAAGTGGGTTATAATTGATCACCTTCATATGTTAGTGTCCTCGTTGACAGATACTGATGAAAGACGAGGGATTGATTTATTAATGACAAGACTTCGTAGTCTTGTAGAAGAAACAGGTGTTGGTATGATACTTGTATCTCACTTACGTAGAGTAGGTGGTGATCAAGGACATGAAAGAGGTGTTCAAGTTTCTTTAAGTCATTTGAAAGGCTCTCAATCTATTGCACAATTATCAGATAGTGTGGTAGCTGTTGAAAGAAATCAACAAGCAGAGGATATAACAGAAGCTAATACGACAATTGTTCGTGTTTTAAAGTCTAGATATACAGGGTATACAGGATATGCCTGCTCTTTACTTTACGATGCAGACACCGGAAGATTAAGTGAATTAAGTAATGAGGAGACATTTGAAAATGAAGACGTTTTATTCTAAAGTTACATTTGATATTGAATGTAACGGATTAAATCCCGATAAAATATGGTGTATTGTTATTAAAGAATATGAAGGAGACACACACATATTTAGATATGATAATGATAATATCCAAGAAGGTATTGATATGCTTATGCAATCAGAGACTTTGATTGGTCACAATATAATAGGCTTTGACATTCCTATACTGAACAAATTATACGGTATAGATTTATTTAAAGACAAAGAAATAATAGATACACTAACAATGTCTAGACTATTTAATCCTATAAGAGAAGGAGGACATGGCTTAGAGAGTTGGGGATACAGGTTAAAAATTTATAAAGGAGATCCGCCTGATGAGTGGGATGAGTTTGATCCTCGTATGATTCCTTATTGTGAGCAGGATGTTATTCTAAACGAAGCACTGTATGATAAATTAGTTTCAGATGGTAGTAGTTTTAGTGATCAATCAATAGAAGTAGAACATGAGGTATCAAAAATACTACAACGACAAGAACAACATGGGTTTTTCTTTAATGAAAAGAAAGGCGCAGAGCTTCTTGCTATTCTTAAAACTAGAATGAGAGAAGTAGAAGATGAAGTTCATAAAGTGTTCAAGCCTAAATGGGTAGACGATAAGATTGTTAAGCCTTATATTAAAAAGGATGGCACACTATCTAAGAGAGGATTGACTGATGATGAATATAATAAAATATTAGATATAGAATTAAGTCTTGTGAGAGATCCTTACAAACCTTTCATGCGTAAGAAGTATCAAGAATTTAATCTTGGTTCTCGCAAACAAATAGGCGAATATCTAACTGACTTTGGTTGGAAACCCACAAGATTTACACCTACTGGTCAGCCTATTATTGATGAAGGAACTTTAAATAAGATCAAGCACATTCCAGAAGCAAGATTAATCGCAGAGTTTTTGTTGTTACAGAAAAGAATAGCACAGATTAATTCATGGTTTGATGTTGTAGAAGATAGCCGTGTGCATGGCAGAGTGTTTTGTATTGGAGCAATAACAAATAGAATGAGTCACCGAAGTCCTAACTTAGCACAGGTTCCTTCTTTAAAAAGTGAGTATGGCAAAGAATGTAGAGCTTGTTGGTCTGTTCCCGAAGGCTATAAATTAGTTGGAATAGATGCCGCAGGTTTAGAACTTAGGATGCTTGCTCATTATATGAGAGATGATGAGTATACTAATGAACTTATTAATGGTGATATACATTCTAGGAACCAGCAAATTGCCGGACTAAAGACTAGAGATAATGCTAAGTCATTTATATATGCTTTGATGTATGGTGCTGGCGATGCTAAACTTGGAGAGGTTGTAGGTGGAAGCAAGGCAACAGGTAAAAAACTTAAGCAGCAATTTCTTAATAACTTACCATCATTTAAAATACTAAAAAGTAAAGTAGAACAAGCATCACAAAGAGGTTATCTCTTAGGTTTAGATGGTCGTAAAATATTTGTGCGCCACGAACATGCTTCTTTAAATACTTTACTACAAAGTGCAGGCGCAATCGTAATGAAGATTGCTTTAGTAATACTAGATACTTTAGCTAAAAAAGAAGAACTAGACTATCATTTTGTTGCAAATGTACACGATGAGTGGCAAGTAGAGGTATCAGATAAAGATGCCGAGAGGTTTGGTGAGCTTGGTATTAAAGCTATACAAGAAGCTGGTAAGTATTTAGAACTTCGCTGTCCTTTAGATGGTGAATATAAAATTGGAGACAGTTGGGATGCAACACACTAAGAAAAAAATAATGAACACCAATAGGAAAGGAGACTTCGCAGAGTATTATGCAGTCACTTGGTTATGGGATAATGGTTATGAAGTTTTTCAAAACTCAGGCTGCACTGGACCTATTGATATGATTGCCATGAATAAGAAAGGAGATATAGTTCTTATAGATGTAAAGACTGTTCATCCAAACAACGACAACGACAAATCTCCGAACTGTAAAAAGACAAGAACTAAAAAACAAATCAAACTAGGTGTTAAATTGTTAGGGTTTAATCCTGACAATAGACAGCTACATTTTATAGAGCATAAAGATGAATAAAAAAACAATTGACAATCCGCAAACACAAGTGTATAATAAGCTTACGTCTGAATCAGGACACTGGTACACGCAAGAAGGTGAGCCTATGTATACTATCATAGGAGTCAACGGCAAAGAAAGAAACACTAACTTAAGAGATGCCAAACTTTTAAACTTAGTTCCTTCAGTAACTACTGTAATGGATCTTATTGCTAAACCTTCCTTGGAAAACTGGAAAATAAATCAAGCTTTAAATTCTGCCATTTCTTTAGAACAAGAAGAAGGAGAACCAAACGGCTCGTTTATTTATAGGTGCAAACAAGAAGCTAAGAAACCGGGCATGGAAGCCGCCGACTTAGGTACAAAAATACATGCCATGATTGAGCGAGGGTTTCTTGGTCAGTCCACAAACAAACCCTACAAAGCAGTA